GTCTTCCATGAGTGTGATGAGGTGCTGAGCGTAGGCTGGATTCTTGCCTACAGAGCTGCAGACTGAGTGGCCACAGATGCGGCCAGTGTCAAGAAGGGTGGCTTCATAGACACCGTGGAGACATTTGGTTTGATGAATCTTTTCACAGTCGACAACAAGGGCAGGTCGACCATGGAAAGTGTTGTGGGGCTCGGGCTTGAAGTCACCGAGAAGCTGGTCTTGTGAAGCCATCTCATCGTGGAAGGCGAGGTGTGAAAATTCGTCTTCCACGGGAATGGTGCCTGCACGGGCATGTGACTCGGCGATTGCAATTGAGTCGGAGAAATTCTCTTCAGAGGGCTGGGATGCCTCTTCGAAGAGGATGGCCTCAGCAGCGGTTTGCGCTGAGGCCAGGACTTCAGTGAAAAAGGAGTCGAGGTCGAGAGGGTCATAGTAGAGAATATGATCAGAGAGGGTGCCCGTGAGTGGGGCAGGATCCTCGTGCTCGAGGACAGCATAGTAATTGTCGTTGAAGAAGGTCAAGCGGCTTGGTGGGGACACTTTTGGAGCATGCGGCATCGAGCGAATTGTGGCCTTCATGACAACTTCCATGTTGGTGCGGAGCTTGTGGCGGCGAATCTGAACAATATCGCTGCCAACTTTGGTCGTTGTAATGCGAGTGCGGTCGTCATATCCGGGGGGAGATCCGGAATAATGTTCGACAGTGGCTGCAAATTGAGCTTTCTTGAGTTCAGTGAGGAAGAACTCAAGGTCAGAGTCGGAGACGTGGCGAAAGACAGATGTGGGGTCGATCGCAATGGGATTAGGAGTGACAGTGGCGATGAGAGCGTTGACATCGGCACGTTCAACAACTTCCTGGACTTGGGAGTCGACAAGGAAAGTTGTGATCATGTCGGGTATCTGAGGGTAGTCGTAAATCTCTTGAAGAGCTTTATTGAGATTAACGACGGCGGCGGGAACGCCAGGTTGACGGGTGGGAGACGTGCCATACACAAAGTCAGGCGAGACGAATGTGTACGGGGTGGGTTCAAACAAGAGAGGGAACTGGGGATCGGAAGGGTGGGCAGGGCTACGAACACCTGACCGTGACTTTGATGCGAGGGTCGACTCGGGTCGCTTTGGCAACATTTGCGTGGGCTAATTTTCTCCGTGAGAAAACGGACCCATAAAAGACAAGCCAGAGTTTACATTTAAAGAGAGAGTAGGCAAGGGGAACTCAATCTCGATTACGTTTGATTTGAGAACGAACGCACAAACAAATTCCTATAAACAAGTCAGACAGCTGGAAGGGCTGAATACAAAGCTAGAACAAAATCACGTATCGACAGCAGAGTCATCGAGATCAGAGGTTGGAAACACACAATAGACCAATTAAGGCCACACGAGCAACAAGCAAGTGGAGTGTTACAATATCAAGTGAACGCCGTCGTTGGGCGGTACGAGAACAACATGAGCACGACTTTCATACTTCGAAAGAATTTCGTCTAACTTAAAGAGTCATGTACAAGGTGAATTGAAATTTAGTTTAAAAGGGTTTTTATTATTTTGGGTTGCTAACACTACTATAATACAATATATACAAGGGGTGTTTTGGAGTTGGGGATTGTAAAAGACGTCATATTACACTACAAGAAGCTCGTAAGCAAAAAGTAATGAAACAGAGCAGAGCACAGTTAGGTACGATACTGTTGGAAAGCCTTACGGGGCTAAAAACAGGACTCCTTTAAGTTCGTAAACAAATCGGAGTCAGGTTTGAAGACGAGTTCGGTACAAGATGGGGCGGTTTCCTATGCGG